TGATATCACCTAGAAAAATATCTACGATATCACCTAGAAAAATATCTACGATATCACCTAGAAAAATATCTACGATATCACCTAGAAAAATATCTACGATATCACCTAGAAAAATATCTACGATATCACCTAGAAAAATATCATCTATATCGTCTATATTGCAACAACCAGCAATAAATACAATTAATAGTATAAGCAATACTAATAATGAATCTAATTCGTCTCCACCATCATATCACTCAATGTCACCACCGCCATCATATCACTCAATGTCGTCGCCGCCATTATATCAAATAGAGGATGCAGCACCTACTATTAAAAAAATGTCTATGGTTAATTATGATGATAAGAACGCTTTAAGTTATCGTAATGAAGATTTAAGCTATCGCGATTAAATATCTTTCTTATCTATCGTAACACTCTTGGATATTTTACGAATGATTTTGCTTTCGCTATCAAAAAACTCGCCTTTGCCGCCCATTGCTTGGTTCATTATCCCGAGATAAGTATCATTTAGCGGATGCTGTAAGTTCATACATTGCGGATGCGCATCGCGCCAAGGAATCATCAAATCGCCATTCTTTTTCGTAATATATTTAATGGCTTTTCTGAGTTTATCATATGTCTCGGTTTCCTTTTCCCATACATTATCATCACGGACGTAAACAGTTTCCCGTTTTAAATCGCTACAATGAATTGGACGTTTATAAACATCCATTTCATTTAATTTTCTTACCATTTGACGGGATATGCCTTCCACATAACCAAGTTCGCCCAATTCTTCCAAATCCGAGAATTGTAATGTCATTGAATTCACAAAATCCGTCAGATTCATCGCATCTTTACATTTTTCATTCAAAAACACTTGCATATTAAATGTTTTGTTATTACAATTATTCATATTAGTTGTCGTATTATTGTTAGTTTTACATACTTCTAGCATCTGCTTTTGTAAATCTGTATTGCTTTTCATTAATTCCATTATTAATGATTTCATATCTAATTCATTTAATATTATGTTTTCTTCATTCTTTGAAGAATGATTATTATCATTATTTACAACTTCTTTACATTTTTTTTGATGTCGCCATAATCCAGACCGACTATCATATATTTTATTACAGACCATACATACGTGTGATTGGGAAAATTGGGAATTAATCTTATTATTTGTTGCGAAATGTTGCGGATTACTATTATTTAAATGTTTGCGTGTTAATAAATGATTATTATAATCTTTTTTATTACTTGTTTTAATGCCACATAAATCACAACTATATTTGGGGAAATTATTGGGTAATTTTGTTGCCATTGTTGCTATATATAAGCAACATATTTTTTCCCTAAATACTTTTATATATTTTTTATATTTTTACGAAAAAATTATCATCACAAAAAAAATCATCCGAAAATCAAAATGAGAGCATTTCAGTCACAAGTCATTTTTTCACCATATTCTCAAGACTTTTTTCAGAAATCGTAAAATGGACATTTATAAATGTCCTTTTCCGAAAAACAAATACCAAATCGAAAAGTAGTTTTTATTGATTTTTAAATAATTTACAGTTATCAAGTTAATTATTTATAATATACCTTTATTTATTGACACCATTTACCTTATTCTTTTCTAGACGTTCTAATTTAAGTCGCGTTCCTTTCGGAGTAACCTTTCCTCCATAAAATGATGATGCTTTTTTTTCCGAAGCATTTTTTCGCTTTTCCTTACGGGGTTTTGGTGTATAGTCATCTCCACTCATATTGTTATAATTAGCGTGGTTCTTACTTTATTACCATATAAAAAAATAGTAATTCAATTTTTTTAATTTTTACACCTTTAAATATCTGCATTATTTTAAATATCTGCATTATTATCTTTTACATCTTATTTTTTGTCCTACTGATACTCTAGTCATTTTTTTGTGGGATTTTAGTTTATTTCCAATTTCTGTTCGTTTAGATTGTTTGGGTTTCTTGAAAAAGCGGGTACAATGTAATGAATAAATTTCATAATCTTCATTGAATTCTCCATGAGGATCGTACTTGATTTTGTGTCGCAAATCATCAATGACATCTTGTGTAAAGAAACAACGGCTATTTTGTAATGTTACCATATTATCAATAAATACCTCTATAAAGAATATATTAATATTGGTTGTTCGGCGACAATAACAACACCTAAAGACCGGTTCGCCACTGTCTTCTTCGTATGCTGTATCTGTTGTTAGTTGAAATTGTTTTTCCAAACAACTTGAGTGGAATACTTTATTGCATGGTTTGGAACACACAAACATTTTCTTTTGAATTGATTGATAACAAATAGAACATTCAAAATTTGTATTAGAATGTGTTGATGAGGAACGAAGTATTTTAGTATAAAATAGTTTGAATTGAGTATTATTGATTGATGAAGGAATAAGATTAGACATACTAATTTTCTTTAGGATAGTAACTTTTTAAAGCGATTGTACTTGTTATCATAAACAAATATAGTATTTCAATTTTTTATTTATTATTATTATAATTTTATTATGGTCGTTTAAATAAAATTATAATAATGATTCTATTAATTATATAATTAGTATAAGTATTATGTCATTAAAAACAATTAAAGTAAATCCTGACTTATTGTCATTATCTGGTGGAGGAAAATCAAGTAGTGCGAATACAAAAACTCGTAAACAAAAACCTGCAGGTGTTTCTTTAACTCAATCAAATAATGTGAAAAAGAAGTTAATTGCGCGTATTAAAAATTTTCAACAAAAACCATCAAATCCATCATCTATTGGTTCTGATATTCCTTCTATGCAACAAAAAGAGAATACTAATAGTTCTGATTCTTTAACTGAATCTATTGATTTCTTAAATAATTTAGCAAGAGAGAAAGATGGAAAAAAGAAAGAAAAAAGAACAAAACGACGCGAAACTTTAAAACACAACAGACAACCAACTGATTTAAACGCGTATATGAATATTGCAACAGAATTGCCACCTGAATTAAGTTTAGATACAATACAGCCTCGGTCCTCTATTCCAAATGCTTTAATATCGGGTGCGCCTATCGTATCTGCACCTATCGTATCTGCGCCTATCGTATCTGCGCCTCCTCCTCCTTACAGTAATTTAAAAAGTGGCGGTTCAAAACCTACTTATCGTACTTGGTTAAGAAATACACAAAAAATCAAACCATCCATAAATGTATCTGCGGTATTGCCAAGTATAAGTACACCAAGTATAAGTACACCAAGTATAAGTACACCAAGTATAAGTACACCAAGTATAAACATTTTAAATACTGATTTTGGAGGAAATAATAGTAAAAAGAATGAAGAAGAGGGAACAGATAAAATAATTGAATCAATCCCAGTGACTACTCCTTCGGTGACTACTCCTTCGGTGACTACTCCTTCGGTGACCACTCCATATAAACCGTCCTTTGCACCTAAGCGTAAACGCATTACACGTACGTTAAAATATAAACTCGGCAAACATAAGGACGGTACGGTTTCTGTTTTAATTAAAAATTCACATACGCGCCGGAAAATTCAAAACGAGCAATCTCTCTTGAAACAAAAAAGTATTTTAGATATAAAGAATTATCTGCGTAAAAATAATTTATTAAAAGTTGGCACACAAGCACCCAATGATGTTTTACGGCATCTCTATGAACAAAGTATTTTAGAAGAACAAGTTGAAAATAAATCAAAAGAAAATTTAATTCATAATTATTTTAATGATGAGGTAAAATAAAGAAAGAAAAAAAATATTATTATGATAATATAAGTTAAATAATGGATGATGATTGTCCTAAGTGTGATGTTCAAAGTTGTAATTTAACAAAATGTAAAACTATTATTCCTGATAAAAATGATTATTTCCCAATAATTGGTTCAATTGGTGAGAGCGAAAGAGAAAAAATTTTAAATACTATATTTCCAGAAGAACAATATATTACGGTATTAAATAACATAACTAATGATACTTTTAAATATTTAGATGATAATAAAAATAATAAAGAATGGGTAAGTTGTGGTTTTGAAGGGGAGAAAGACAATGACGAAAAATCAATGCGATCATCGCAACGCACATTGAAACGAACCCAAGCAGTTAAATATAGTGATAATTTATGTACATTATTGTCAAAATATGGTAAACAAGAATTAGAATCAACCGCATATATGTTAAGAGTGTTAACACATTCTGTTATTGATATTGATATTGATTTTGTAATGAAAAAAAAAGAAATTAAGAAACAAATAGAAGATGCGCCATATAAATTACTAGAAAAACAAGAGAGTTATACTCCAGATGAACTTAATATTATGGTGGGTCACCTAACAACTGAATTTGATGAACTTAATGAGAAAAAAACCCAAATTAATTTTGGTATTTATCATGGTTATGAAAGAGAAATAAATGGTATATGGGAAAATGATAAAAAATATATTTTTATTAATGGAATTAGTAGACCAGATGAATCATTTGTTGGTGGAAGTAATAATGACAATAAAGGGATGTTAATTATGGGTCTTGGTCCTAGTGGTTCAGGAAAAAGTTTTATGGCAGAAGAATTAATTACAGTTTTACTTAAAACTATACCAGGTTTTCAATCTTTTTATTTTAATATTGATGGCGGTAAATATAGAGAATTATCAGTAGTGTATCAATCTGTTATTGAAGGTATAAAACAGTTTTCAAAAAAAAATCAGGATATTCAAGATTGTATTAATACAACTTGTAAAACCGATTCAACTGCTGGTGGGAGTAACGGTGGAAATAGTTTGTGTATAACCCCAAACCCAAAAGATTATTTATCACCAGCTAACACTAAAGGCATTGAAAACCTTAAGGATTATATTAATACAACAAAGATTAAAGAAGAAGTAGTTGATTATTTAAAGTTACAGAAGGATAATAATAATTCTGATTTACAAATTAACCTTTATGTTCCTGATACTCTTGTTAGTTGCGGTTATACTGAAACTATGACTCGGTTAGGGATAGGTAATTGTGTACCTAAAATAAAAGAGTATGTTGAAATTACAAATAGTAAAAATAATTGGATTTCGGCATTAATATACCAACATAAAACAGAAGAATTATGTAAAAAGAAATATAAATGTGTAGGAACAGAAAGTAAAGGAAAAGAACGTGCAAAATGTGAAAGTAAACCTTATAGTGATAAAAACTGGAAGAGAGGATACGAACTAGGTGAATTATTTACTATGAGGAAAACATATAATAATGGTGATAAACCAGGACTTGTTATTAGAATTCATAATTCAGGCGATAAGGATAGACAAAGCATATTAGAATCGGTTAAATTTAATGAAAACCATTATAAAGGTTTTGAAAATACATTATTAGAAAATTTTAAAAATGCAAATTTTTCTACTGAAGATTTAAATATAAAATATGGGGGAGGCACTAGAAAACGCGTCCGCCGTAAAAATGTAAAAGGACAAAAGAAAACAACCCGAAAAAAGAAGTGCGGCAGAAATGCAAAAAGGACCAGAAATACCAGAAAGACGAAAAATGCCAAAAAGACCAGAAAGACGAGAAAGTATAGAAATAAAAATTATAAAAATACATATTAATATTTAGGTAATATATATATAATAACACGAATGGGTAAAATCAAACGGCATACGCACAGTAAAAAGACGAAGAAGGCGCATAGACATACGAAAAAATGCGTTGGGCGCAAACACCGAAACCATACTAGAAAGATGAGCGGGGGGGGGTTTTCAATAAGAAGAATATTGAGAAAGAGTAAAAGAAATAGTAAAGGAAAGAGTAAAAGAAAGAGTAAAAAAGAGAGTAAAAGAGAGAGATCCGAAATTAAAAGAGCAGCAGCACAAAAAGGACCAGCAGTGTATAACCCTGAAGAATTCGTCTTTAAACCTACAGAAAGAAAAAATACATATAATGTATTAAACAGACAAAATATTAAACCACCTAGTTATGCTTCAATTGCTAGTAAAAGTAAATCTAGCCCTCATTATGCAAATCCCGATAGTTTAAATAAAAGTTCATTTAAATCTGCTGATATGAAATTTGGTAAACCCAGAATGACTACACCGAAGAGAAAAAATTCTGGTCCATACGTTAGACTGAGTGAAGTTAGACGTAGAAAAGATAAAAACCGTTATGAAAATTATGGAGAAGAAAGTTTTTAATATAAAAATATTACATAAAAATAGGAATACAATATAATAAAAATGTATTCATCGTATACGTCACCAGATAACAATAATAATAATAATAATATTAATAAAAAAGGGGGAAATGAAAATACGTATACCACTTGGTCCAAGGAAAAAAACATGTGGGGTAATAATAATATAAATAATAAACAGTATCCTCCACCACCTTCTTCACCACCGCCGCCACTACATTTACATTCACCGAAAAAACCGCCTTTACCACCGCCGCCTCTCCCTCCACCACTAATTGACCGAAAAAAAAAGCCAACGCATAATAATGCTAAGCCAACGCATAATAATGCTACGCCGACGTATGCAAACAACCCATTTTTTAACGATGATTTATCATTATAATTATGAATTATGAATATGAATTATGAATTATGAATTATGAATCAATTATTCAATACACTCAACAACTTTTTGTAATTTATTTTCACCGACAAATGATAAACACTTGTGTTACAAATATATTCTTCTTCAATATTGTCTTTAATTTCTTTTTCTACTCGTTGCCGAATATCTTCTTTATATTTCTGAAAATGTTCGTGCATAACATCACCAAATAAAGAAAAATCATATGTAGGATCATCATTTACATTATTTAGCATCCCGAGAATCGCCACTTCAATATTCTTGTATTTAATAATTTCATTATAATTGTTAAAATCGGGACTTGCCCGCGTGAAACCAGGTTCATTTAGAAGCGGTTCATTATTCAATACTGTGCAAATTGCCAATAATACGGATGATAATGTTTGGCATCCGCTCCATTGATCGCCTTGCCATGTATTTAAAATAGAAAGACACACTTTCCCGCAACGGTATAAATTCGGATTAAACCGCGTGACACCATCACTCGTACAGAATTCCACTTTCGGTGGTGTATGAGGATAATTTGTCGGAAATTTAAGTTTAAAAAGATAAAATCCATCAGCATAAGGCGTGTCTTTTGGTCCAATAATCATTGCTTTGCCGCACAACATATCGGTTTCATCGTGTTCATAATAAATACCGTGATCGGATAATGGATTTTTCCGGATATCTTTAATATCACTAATGATACGACGCAATGTTTCTTTTGAAACGAAAACTGATGCGTCTGAACTCGTATTATTATTAGTATTAGTTGTCGCGGTAGATGATGCCATTCTTTATTATATGATATACGTGTAGTATAGTATATAATATTTTATATTTAAATTTAAATAGTATTAATATATTTATATAAGAATAAAATTATCATCTTATTTTGGTGTGTAATATTTAGTACTGCTTTTCCTGCTACTCTTTCTTCCACTGGTTTTCCTGCTACTCTTTCTTCCACTGGTTTTCCTGCTACTCTTTCTTCCACTGGTTTTCCTGCTACTCTTTCTTCCACTGCTTTTCCTGCTACTCTTTCTTCCACTGGTTTTCCTGCTACTCTTTCTTCCACTGGTTTTCCTGCTACTCTTTCTTCCACTGCTTTTCCTGCTACGCTTTGTTGTACTTTTATGTTTTATACAATTTTTATTACAAGAAGGTATAAACGGCATTAATAAGCACGATACAGGTTTCACAATAAATAAGTTATATAAATTTGATTCCCAAAAAAAGTCCTGACTGTATTAACAATAGTTGTACTATCCGTAATATTGTGTAATATTTGAAACCGCGAAGATACGTTATTTTCTACATAGTCAATCATATGTTCTGTTACATTTTCTTCTATTGTATATAATTCAGGTAATTTATTATAAATAACATATTGTACGGGTTGTGCTAATGAACGACGTGCTTCATCTGGTGAAATATTGTTTACCATATTATAGACAACAACACACCACGTTCCAATAGCAATTAAACTAATGATTATATTACAAGGCGTATCAAATGTGCCTACCATTAATTCAACTCCCCGTCCTAACCCACCACGCATCCAGTGTAAATATCTAATTAATGTTGTATATGACAACCCACCAAACCCTCCATACTTTGCTATTCCCTCAATACTTTCTTTTTTTTGTGTATCCATAATATTAAAATACTCGTCTAATGCTTTATTTACATCTTTAGAAGGCCATTTATTTTGTTTGGCAATTTCATTAAAACAAAAATGAACCGCATTATGTAGTTCTTTAAATTGTGTATATGTTTTATGGATACTCTTATTTTTTTTAATCCTCCTAATAATTCCTCCTTTTTGTAAACCCATAATAATAATTCTATATAATAATAATATATATTATTATTATTATGTCATATAGTATTAATTTAATTAAAATATTAAAATATTTATGCTTGATAAAATATCAATATTTAATATAAAATTGAAAAAGGGATAAAAACTTCTATCATATATATAATACCCATATACTTCCCCAATGGCCTCGTCCAAAAATGCAAATTTTGATAAGTTTTTAAAAGAGCATAATGCGGTTAAGGGTGAAGGATTTACACATACCCGTATAGGCGATCAAAATCTGTCTATTTATGGCGGAAGCTATAATATCAATGAAACCGAATGGAACAGTTTTATGCAACTCTATTATCAACATGTATTTGTAAATGGAAACAAAGAATACTTAACCGAAAAACAACTCATAGAGAATGGACCTATAATGATTGATATTGATATGCGCTATGATTCAAATATTGATACACGCCAGCATACAACAGATCATATTGTTGATGCAGTGATGTTATATGCTGAAAAAATTGTGCAATTGTTAGACGTAAGTAATGGAACCAAAATTCCAGTGTATGTTATGGAGAAAAAAAATGTAAATAAATTAGACAATAAGACCAAAGACGGTATTCATATCATTATCGGCGTTCAAATGCATAAAGCACTTCAAGTCATACTACGAGATCGTGTATTGCCCGAAATCAAAAATATTTGGGATGATTTACCTATTATAAATGATTGGGAAGATGTCTTGGATGAAGGTGTAACTAAAGGATTTGTGAATTGGCAACTGTATGGATCGTGTAAACCAGCAAATCAAACGTATCATATTACTTCACATTTTGAATTGGAGTATCTCAATAAGAATTGGGATATTACGGAGTGTCCACTAGCAAAGTTTTCTGTAGAAAAAAATATTCTTAAATTGTCAGCACGTTATACTGAACACGCTTCATTTCCGATTGTTGATGGTATTATTGATGAATATGAGAATGCTAAGAAGCGGTTAAAAAAAACAAATAAAAAAACAGCGGAAATCGGTGGCGCAGATGGAAAACCAAAACACAAGTTAAAAATGAAACATTCTATTAATGCACCAAAATCTAGCACATTTACCGATATTTCAAGTGAACCTATGCTAGATAATATGCTTGAAGGATATTTTGAAGATATTGGTCCGGTCAATTATCGTTTTAAAGAAACGCACCAATTTACAATGTGTTTACCATCTAGTTATTACGGTCCAGGTAGCTATAATAAATGGATTAGAGTAGGTATGGCACTATACAACACCTCACCCGATTTGTTCTTATCGTGGATTAAGTTCAGTTGTCAAGAAAACTGTCGTGACACGTTAAAGACGAATGATGGAAAATTTGACTGGCGTCTTGTGCCAGAATTATATGAATTATGGAATGGATTTTCGCAGAACTCTGATGGCCTAACATATCGTTCCATTCTATATTGGGCAAAAAACGACGCAAAAGAAAAATATGATATAATTCGTTCTGAAACAATTGATTTCTTCCTCTCACAAACAATTCAAAATCCAACAGAATTTGACTTGGCATCAGTTCTCTACAATATGTATAAAGATAAGTTTGTATGTGTTAGTATCAAACATAAAATATGGTATGAATATATTAATCACCGGTGGGTAGAAATAGATTCAGGAAATACTTTGCGAATGTCTATTTCTAAAGAAATGCATACCATTTATTTTGATAAAACGTGTGAAATTACAAATCAAGCGCATTTGGTTGGCGAGCCAGGTACACCAGAACGTGATAAATTAATGAAAATTGCACAAAAGTTAAATGAAATTTGTAATATGCTTAAAAAAACACAATCCAAACAAAATATTATGCGCGAAGCGTGTGAATTGTTCTATGACAAAGATTTTATTGAAAAATTGGATAAGAACCCTTACCTTCTATGTTTTAATAATGGTGTTGTTGATTTTAAGCAACGTATTCACCGTAATGGTCAACCAGACGATTTTATGTCCAAGAGCACAAATATTGATTATGTTCCACTCAATCAATCAAAACAACAACCCATTATAAATGAAATCAAATCATTTATGGAACAACTGTTTCCGGTAAAAGACCTGGAAGATTATATGTGGGAACATTTGGCATCGTGTTTAATTGGTATCAACACGAATCAAACATTTCATGTTTATGAAGGTTCTGGAAGAAATGGTAAATCAGTATTAGCTTCTTTAATGGGTAAATGTTTGGGAACCTATAAAGGCACTGTTCCTATTACATTAGTTACTACTAAACGTAATACTATTGGAGGCACTTCTTCTGAAGTTGCCCTGTTAGATGGAGTGCGTTATGCGGTTATGCAAGAACCAACAAAGGGCGATAAACTGAATGAAGGTATTCTCAAGGAGTTAACGGGTGGAGACCCGATTCAAGCAAGAGCCCTCTACAAGGATTCGTTTACGTTTATTCCGCAGTTTAAATTAGTTGTCTGCACGAATACTGACTTTGAAAATACAAGCGACGATGATGGTACTTGGCGTCGTATGCGTTATATTAAATTTATGTCAAAGTTTTTAGATAAACCATATGAAGATGAAATCAAGTTTCCACGCAGTGAGTGTCCATATCAATTTGTGCTTGATAAGAAAATAGATGAAAAATTTGAACAATGGGCGCCAGTGTTTATGGGAATGCTTGTCGCTAGAACGTATAATAATCTAGGGTTGGTAAAAGATTGTCCGATTGTTATGGCTAACAGTGATAAGCACCGCGAGAGCCAAGATTACTTGGCCGGGTTTATTAAAGAGAATATACGCCATAAAGAAGGTTCAGTTGTTAAGAAGACAAATATGATGGAATCCTTTAAGGTGTGGTATACTCAAAATTATGGTAAGGGATCTTTACCAAAGGGTAAAGAAATCACTGAATTTATGAATAAACGATTTGGTGTATATAATAAGGGATGGCATAATGTGGAAATTTTCAATGACGGTGATGAAGATGATCCATTGGATGAATTTTAAAAACAATACCATTCGCCCATAATATTTTTTTTTAAATTATATAAACTATAAAATTATATTTTTTATATAATTTGTATGTAACCAAAAAACAGTTATAAGTCAGCATATACATCTTTTGTAGGCAAATCAGCAAACCAATAAGAAATAGCATCACATAAAACAATCATCCATTTAATTGTTATATTTAAAATAAAAGGCATAATTGTCGCAATAAAAATAATAAACCATACTATCTTGTTTTCGTAAAGTTTATCTGGTATAAAATTACCGAATAAAATATAGCCAATAATTGCACTATAATAAATATATAACATTAAGCGTCTATAAAGAAAAAGTGAATCTGTATTTTTATATTCATATACAACTTTACGTTGACTTGTTTGAAGTATAGCTTCATATTTATTTATTTTTTTAATTAACTCTTTTTGTTGTTTCTCACGCGTATTTAATAAATTGTCGCTTTGTTTTAAAAACACTAATTGACCTTGATATTGTTTTAATGCCCTTGATAAATTATTTACAAAGTCTTGCTGTTTTGTAATTGAATTTTTCCTGAATCCATCCGCAGTTGTTGCATAACGGTCAAAAATTAATGTTTGATATTTTACTTCACCGCCATTTTCACCTTTATTATATTCGTAATAATTTTTTTCAGCACGACCAATTTCCTCCGGTAAATCTTTTAGTTGTTGTTTTTTATTATATAATTCTTCTTCTAAATAAAGATTACGTTGTTCTTTGTATTCAGGTGTTATTTTTGTTAAACCTTTCAACACTTTCATGAACCCTTCAGGAATCATATCGGTAAATTTTTTTTTTAATTCATCAATAATATCAGTTATATCTTGTTCATTATCTGTATTTTCTTCTGTAGTTTCCTGTGTATTTTCTTGAGTATTTTCGGTACTAGACATTTTTTCTTATCTAATATATAATAATTTTTTAATATTATTATATATTTTTCATTTTAATTATATGAATATAGTTTTTACTATATTATTAAATATTAGCATAACTAGAAGTAGGACCATAAGGAGTAATACCATTTGAATCTTTTTCTTCTTCATTATTAATATTTGAAATTACAGAAGCATTTAATCCATTCTCGCCAATAAATCCATCAACTGAATTTGATGTAGGTTGTTTTATACTAGACGGCAATACACATTTCTGTTTTTTCTTATCAAAAAATAATCCTTCTGAACAACAATCATCTCCTACACAAATTCCTAAATTCTTTAATAAATTTTTAAATGGGTTTTCTATTTTTAATAAATTCTTTTTATTGTATTCCCATATACTCGGCGATTGATCAGATGGATCTTCATATTTCCAGTCGTATTCGTCAAAATTCATATTACTTCTTGTGTGAATTTCCCATATATCACGCATAATAATAATTGCTCCAATTGCAATAGTTATTCCTAGTAAATAGTCTGATATTAATTCAGGTAATACACTTTTATTTTTCAAAACAAAAATTACAATTATAGGAAGACACACAATTATAATCTTCTTCATAAGTTTTGTTTGATATTCATAACGTTTTCCATAATAGGTATTAATTTGAACTAACCGCATTTTAGTATCGTTACGATTTTGTAAATCAGCCATTTTTGCTTTAACATTATTTAACTGTTCTTCAACAATTTTTAATAAAGTAAGTTGACTTACTAAATCAACTCTGGATTCAGAAACACTTTCTTGTAAAATACCTAATTGACCAACAACAGAATTAAATAATGCTTCTCGTGTTTCAGAAATAACATTAATATCTGCTAATAATTGTATAATTTCAGGATCATCTGGACTAAAACCTGCAACACTAGATGCAATTTCTAATTGATTTATGAGTTCTTTCTCTCTCATCTGTAATTTATTTATTTGGGTTAAAATATTTTCTATATTATCAACACTCTGTGGCATTATATATATATTCATTTGAGAAAATATATACTTATTTTTTAATTACAAAGACACACAAATACAAAAAATATAAAAAATATAAAAAATATAAAAAATATAAAAACAGATGTATACTAAATCGTAGAAGAACTACGTTGTTTGGTTAACTTTATGGTCCCTATAATAATAAGAATTGCTAATATACTCCATAAAATATGTTTATAATTTTGACTAATCATATTTGTACTTCTATCTTCATTCATTGCAACTAATTGTTCCAATTGTTTTCCAAGTTTTTTTGCGGTGATACCACCATTAGAACTAGGTATGTCGCTACCAGATGCACCCATTGTCGTCATATTTTCCAGTTGATCTCGTGTTTGTTCTGTATTGGTCAATGCAGAATCTAATGCAATTTTTGTATCTATCAGATCTTGTTTCATTATATTATTTTTATTATCTAATAATTGTATTCTCTCAGCACCATCATTTATTGTCTCTCTTAACAAATTATAAGATGCGTCCATATCATTACGTACTGATTCGGTAAAATGCGCAAGACCACATTTTGTAGTAAAATCCATTTCTGTATTATTTAATGTATAACCTTGCCAATCACTTGTTGAACCATATACATAGTCAGCTGGGTCACTTGGACAACTAATATTATTATTAACATTTTTTGTTCTTAAATAATATTTATGGTTTTCGCTAATAATCCTTTGTTTGGTATATACCTCATTGCTCTTTAAGTTACATTTTTTATCTGTTTCATTAAAAACAATCCCTGCGCATAAATTAGAGCTTGAATTTGAGTCTGAATCCATATTATTATATTCACTGCATTTATCCTGACACTCTTTTGCAGTGGGAACTTCATCTATTGTACTTATATCAGCACCAATAACATTAAAACCACCATTTCCTTCGTATTCAACTTCACTATATCTGTTTGTATAATCACTAGTCATTTTATTTGGATATACCTGCAATTGTCCTTCACGATTAATATAGCCCATTTTTCCAAGATTTTCTGGATAAGATGTTGGAATTTGATATAAATTTGAAGCATCATTATCTGGACCTTCTTCTGTGCTACAAGCTAATCTATTATAAAGTACTTGTAGTTTTCCATTTTCCATTATTAACCGATATTTTCCTGAAGGAGAACCGATCCACTGACCTTCAGATAAAAATTCACCACTGGTTAAATAATTCTTTCCATTTGTACCTTTTTCTGCTTTATATTCTGCATTAGAATATGAAGGATGACTTTTATTTATTTTTGAAGTTGCATTTGTCCATAATACTTCATCATTGTCATTATTATCTTTTTTTATTAAGGTTAAGTGTCCATTATCATCTAATCTCAATTGTAATGTATTACATAAGTTATATTCGGCTGTACAATCAAATTCGGCAATTTTCCCTCTTGCTTCTTTATCAATATTTATATGTTTAAAATTATTTGATGTTTGTCCACATTTATAAGATGCATTAAATTCTTTGTCACATCCGAATGCTGGATCATATGCATTATCTACATTTATTTCATATGAAAATAATCCATTATGTGAATTAACACTCATTTTATTGTCTGAGTTAAGTGATTTTGGTATATTTTTAGTCCAATTATTTGGTTCTACATAAAATGTCATTTATATAAAAGTAGAATATTTTATATAAGTTTTAATATCTATAATAATAACTTATTATAGATATAAATTTGTTACCACTATTTACCTAAATAATACCGATATTTAATATTAAGTTTAGGTTGTTGTACTATCTTGAGTTGTTGTACTATCTTGAGTTGTTGTAATAAATTCCTGTTTTGCATTTCCATTTAGATTAAATGTTTTTAGTGGTTTTGTATTTACTGTAGGAGGGGTTACTATATTATACATATTAATCTCTAAATTGTTTGCTCTGCTTGAACAACAGTCAGTGCGATTATAATAAATAATTTTAGTTATAGGATAGGAAGCTCCTAAATCTAATAACCAAAAATCACGTTCCCAATGATGACCACCATGAAATCCATGTGGATGACTTCGCGGCTGTAAATTTCCATCAACAGCTCGGTCTAAATATGTCAAATACCCTGGAACATTACGCTTATTTGTATATAAAGGCGAATTACTAGATCCATAACGATAACTGCGGTTAAACCACGAACTAGTAGAACTTACACTTCCTTCACCATTTCTACCTTTAACTGCTAAATTAGTTAATTGTCCTTTATCATATCCTTGAACTTCTAGTTGACTAATTTGTAACCAATTACCACGTTTATTTTTTACCATAATATAACGTGAAATTAAAGGTATTTGTGTAGTATTACTACAATTTCTTCCATAACTTGCTTCTATACTACTAGATAAAATATCACCTCCCATAAATGGACCACATTTATTATAAGGGCTCATTATTTCACTATTATGATTATATCCATCAAAATATTTTTTTTTTCTATCAATTGTTACAATATTCGTATCCATAATTTTTTGATAATCTAATTTAGTATACGATAATGCCCAATTATCTTTAAATTTCGGATTAGATGTCGTTGATTGAAACACTTCTTCCCAATAACGACCTTTCCACGTAAATGCATGGCATTTTAAACCAGCACGTCCACTATATTCATACCCTAAAAATTCAAATACATTCAATCCAGGTTTAAGTTTAAGCCATGCCCAACTTGTACGATTTCCACTCCTCCCAACAACATTTCGAATTGGTTCATTATTAAGATTAGCTTCTAATATTTTATTATCAACTATAATAGCAAGCCACATCCAAATATCCGCTTCTGTTGGGTTGTAATGAAAATAATATAAATATCCAGAATTATGATTGGATTTATGCTCACCCCATATCCATTCCGATGGAGTACTGAAACGTATCCACCATGAATTCCTCCACCACCGAGCAATAGCATAAAACCACCATCCCCAAAAATATTCGTTGTCTGCGTTTAATCTATTAATTTTTTCTTTTTTATGCAAGTTAAAAGTTAAATATGATTCATCAATATCAAGTAAATGAAGTTCTGGTAAATCAGGAGTAACTTTTACAGTCCGCGCGGGAGAATAAACACCAATTAATCCATTCGCAAATAATCCACCATTGGTTGCATTTGGTCTTGTATCTGATGTGCCATCCACCAGTTCATATGCTATTGTAGGTTTTGTATAGATGGAATTATTTGCTTCTTCTTCTGTACCAATATGACATTGAAAAACTTGTTCTCCTTTTGTTGTTAAAGATTTTTCAGATTTTGATAATGCAAACATTGGTTTATTTGCGTCAACTGCCCAAGTTTTACAAGCATATTTAGCTTCTGTAAAAGATTTAAAATTTTTACCAGGTACCTCTTCATCAGGTTCACCTTCTTCTCCTTTGTTAATTATAACACTTGCTGGATATGCTTCATTAAATGAAGGATCGTGTGGCATTGATTCCTTTAATGATTCGGTTGAAACACATGGCGAATAATTACCTGTAGTGGCATCATTAATTTCTATAGAAGGAAAACTATTAATAAATAAATTATAATTTCTTTCTCTAAAATTATCAGTATTGCCTAAATATTCTGCTGTTTTATTCTGATATTTTTGTTTACTATCTGTAAATTGATTATGATCAGTAAATAAATTTTCTTCTTTTTCAGCGGTTATTTTAGTATCTTTAATAATTGCCTCAGTCATTACCTTATTTTCTCCCAATATACCTTCATACCCTTCTATTTTTCTATTATGTGTGAGATTATTTACCATCTTTTGCATTTTTTTTAATTTATTATTAATTAATTCAGCTCCTTGATCTAAAATTCCATTACTGATATTACTTTTTTTAAATAAAAATGATTCTCTATTTGATTGAGGTCTATTTGATTGATTATTAGACATATTATTAATATATATATACATATTAATAATTTAATTCTATATTCATAATTTAATTCTATATTCATAATTTAATTCTATATTAATTTTAATATTTTTTGTTTTAAATTAAAGTAATCGTATAAATAATACATTAATATAAGTATAGAAATGAATAATATAATTGAATCTATCCCGTTTTCATATGGATTATTATAGATATAAAGCATAATTATACTTATTACTAGTATAACTAACAAATATATACTATAGTTGTAAAACTTTGCATTTGTATCTATTGTCATATTTTGATAAGTACCTTCTAGTAACTCTTCATCATACTCGGGATTATTTTCAGCAATATGTTTTCTTTTTTTTTCAATATCAATAATTGTTTGATCTAGCGTATCCATTGTTTTAAGCAATCTATGAGCATTACTTTTTATAGCACTTTTATAATTTACATTACTTGGTAATATTTTTTTAACCAAGTTTTTTATTTCATTTATTTCCATAGAAATATCATTTTTCATTTTTACAATAGATGATATATTTGGCTTAATAATCCAAGACTGTGCGTTTAATATACTATTACTATAATTTGTTTTTGTATCACTTAATTTTAATACATTATCTACAATCGTATATTCCATTGTTTTTGTAGATCCATTGATCATTATTTTTTTATAAGCATTATTTTGGTTTTCAACTCTCCATAAAGATTTTTTATCAATACATTCTAACAGTTTAATCTCATAATCACTTGTTAAGAGATTTCCACTAGTATCATAAGACATACACATATTGGTATAATTTGAGGTTATTCTATAAGGAGTATCACCGTTAGAACTGTCATCTATATCTGCCTTTTCAAATGTCCATTCTTGAAATGTTGTTAATTTTTTTGGTTTATCTTGTAAAAAAATATCATTATCTTCATTGGTTGTTAATATTTTACCACTTGATGCGTGTTGAATATAATATGGCATTCCTAATTCAAGTGACACCATTGTACTAACACCATCACTAAATATACTTTCATATAAATTTTGATAATTTGTAATTGATTCTTTAACTACCTCAACTCTTTTTTTAATGTCATTGCTTATTGGTTGATTAGAAGTTACACTAAAATTCATTTATTAAAATATTAATATATATTAATATGATATATATTAATACTAATATCTTAGTTTAATATACTATTTTTGATATTAAAAATACTACTACAATACCTCCAGCTACAAATAAAGCACTCATCTCGTCCGCATTTGGATTAACTAAAATATTAAAGGTAAACGATATTAATGTAATGGCTACTATAAAGTATACTAAATAAAAATAATAGTTTGATGTCATTCTTAATTTCGTAGTTTCTAATTTTCCACGCGTTGTTATTTCATCCGGAATTGGTAATGCAGCACTGTCAAACCCTTGAAACCCTTCTGTATTATTCTGTAATAATGCATTCATTTCATTTCGTATATTTTCAGATAATAATGTTAATCTATCTTTTTTATATAATAGGTCTTTTTCTATTTCTTTACGTTCTTCTTCAGATAAAGACTCTGAATTTTCCATATAACTATTATACATTGTTGCATATTCACTTGTTAATTTATTCATCTCATTTTCATGATCTGTTACTATAGTTGTTCGTTTTAAATCATTATTAACTTTTTGTACAGAATCAATACTTTCCATTGCTTCTATAATAGATCCAAACCCAGAAGTTAGCTTATGTACAAACCCTTCTTTATTTTTAACAACTGAATTATATTCATTTGTATAGTTATTAAACAAACTGCCTTGTATAATATGACTATTCATATTATTTTGTTGGGATTTATCATAGTTGTAATAATTATTACTAGACATTCGTATACATTAACTTCATAAAATATAACTTTAAATTTAAAATAATAATAATTATTATTATTATTATTATTATTATTATTATTATTATTATTATT